TTTTGAATAAATGATATTATATGTCATATTTGTAAACAATTTGAATACCAGCATCAAATAATTTGAATACTTCGGAATTTCACGTTATGTCTTCTGGCATTTAATTTGATTTTCTTAGTGTATTTAATGTGACGTTCTACAACTGTCTGAGAAATTCTATTTTATTTGGGATTCTCTGATATATTTTAATATATTTCTCATCTTCATGTGTGCGTAGTCTAAAGGAAATACAACGAGTACGTTGGTTACGATACTTGCGATTGTATTCTTCCTTGTTTGTCATCCATCTAGATTTCTTCTTAGGTTCTCCAAGAATCTCAATTTCATCACTCATTCTTGTGCTCTTTCTCATATTTTTCTAAGCAGTCAATAATAAACTGTTTTTTGTATGGAATTGAATCCCAAATTTTTGGATATTTAGAATCCCTTCTTACGTCAAATGTAACTTTAACACGGTTTGCACGGTTATAGTCTCTTTGATATTTTCTGTCATCTTCTTTGTTCTTTCTCATAATCGTCTAAACACTTTCTAAAAAATTCAGCTTTGTTTGGAATTGACCTGAACACTTCAATGTAGTGGCTTTCAGTTTCAGCATTAAAAGATACAGAAAGTTTTAGTGCACGTTCCTTTTTCTTCTCTTGCAGTTCTTTAGTGTGAGCTTGGTAATATTTTTTTGCAGCTCTTTTTTGTGCCTCGCTTGATGCCATATTTAATACCTCTCTACTAATGTATTCTAACATGGTTATCGAACAATTTGTCAATTTCATCAAAGCATTGTTTGATTAAGTGGAAACGATTAGTGCCTTTATAGTAAAAGGGTGGGTTAGTTAAAACTCGAATAGCAGTCATGACTTTCAATTTACGTCTGACTCTCTTTTTGCTTCTTTCATACTGTTCTTCTGTAATCATTCTTCCTCCAGTTTTTCCTTTAAGCTATACATTTGTATATATAAGTATCCGTACATGTTCTTGATAGCTTGAGCATCATTAAGTAATGCCCTCAAGTCTGTTGGTGCTCCATTCTTTCCGTGGGTCTCCCACCACATTACTGCATGTTCGTCTACATCAAAGTCAGTGAAAGTTACCAGTACTCCATCAAAGATATCTTCAAAAGTGCCATCATCTTCATAATACACTTTAAAGGAAATCTCTTCTCCACTTGGAGAATACCCTCTAAAGAATGCATAATCATCGAAAAACTGTACTTCAAATTGTGCTTTTAATGCAGCATCATAGATTCTATCTTCTAAAAATTCATCCATAAATAGCTTCTCCTTTCTCATCATCTACATAAAGTATTTCTAATGCATCTGCTCCTACTTGGTCGCAAACCAAATCAACAATTTCATCATCTGTTTTACAGTTCTCTGTATCGACTGTAACGTATTCATCTGTACTGTATACTACTCTAAATGTCTGTTTCATCTAAAAATCCTCCTAAATTATTAAGATAGAAATACAAATCATCCTTACAATCAATTGGCACTGGGCACACATATTCTTCATCTATACAAAACCAATAATTTGTAGCAGGGTAGTCATATAAGGCTTGCATAATATTTATTCCACTGCCATAATTTGCTTCCTCAAGTAACGAATCTCTGTCTTTAAAATAATCTGATTCACCACAACAGTACTCCCATGCATCATCAAAACTCATTTCAAAAAACTCTTTTCTTGTAATCATAATTTTCTCCTATCTTAGTTTCCATTCTCCGACTTTGTTGCCATTTACATCGAAACAGTTTCCTTCTTTCCAACCAATTTCTAACTTCTCGATAATCTCTTTTAGAATCTCGATAGACTGTAACTCTAAATCTGAATCATTTTCTCTGAATGCTGCATTTGTAGTATCAAACTTAATTCTCATCATATGCATTACCTCCTATCTGTATGGATATCTGACAATTGTCTTGTTGTTCTTTTCGGAAACAAAAACGACGGAATTGATTTGTATCGTTCCGTCGTAATTGTCTACATAAAAGTGATGTGGCTTTTCATCAAATATTGTTATTTGTTTTGTCTCTAAATTTCCGTTTTTGTAATCATCTTCAAATGCTCGTGTTACATTGTGCCTTATCAAGTGAGTCTTGTTACTGTAGTTGATAATCACATAAGCATCTTTTCCATTAAACAGTTCTCTCATTCAACCTCCTAATAGATATGTTCATTCAAACCATTTTCTAGTACTTCTTTTACTAGCTTGTATACACTGGTTCGTGACATTATACGTGTGCTTCTTATATCAGTATGAATACCATTTTCCTTGCAAAATTTAACTGTAAGTTCTTTATTCTCGATTCCCAAGTAGGACTGATAAGAAATGCTAACGAAGTATTGACCGTCGAATAAGCACATGCAAGCTGAACATGCTGAATACAACTTATCCATCTTTTTAATAACATCCTTAACTATTGGAAAATCTTCTTCTGTAACAGTTTTCTCTGCAAAAATTGTTTGACAATGACCTAAAATATCTTTAATGTCGTAAGTAACTGATAATCTCATAATTTTATATTCCTTTCTGTATGGTAGAAAAAAGGGGAACTATTCATTCCCCTAGATATTAATAACAATAGCGTTTTCCTCAGGGTTTATAGAAGCAACCTCAAGTACTGTCAAGTTCCATGGAATATCACTCACATCTCCACTGAACACTGTTTTTCCTTCCTCAAGCATGTAAATCTCTACTTGTGAATCATCCATAATGTAGCCCATCAAATCATAAACTGTCATATTATTCTCCTTTTACTTTTAATTGATTATAAAATGATTTTTCATCATTTGTTACCGAAAACTCTGGAAATGCAACATTGTACACCCATCTGTAAACCGCTCTGTCATAGTTGTATATCAGCCAATCAAGCAGGTCTGAAATTTTATCAGCACTGGTAATATGATAACCGTCAAACACAAAATAAAAATCAGTGTCTATAAAGTTATCATAATCAAGTCTGTACACTTGAATAGGGGAAAGACCAAAGGCATTTATTGTATCGTCAAACTCATCCATCTCTCTAATTACCAATGGATTAGTGTACTCAAGCCCTTTGTTCCATTCTAGTCTAAACCCATAAGGGTGGTCATTAGCGATTCTCTTTAATGCTTCATAAGTTTTCTGTACGTCTGTCATATCTGCCATAATGTCCTCCAATCAAAAAGGGGATTAGTCATAGAATCCCCAACCGTCGGCATTAGGACACTTCTGTTTCAACAGTTGTACTAGCATACCTTCTTTAATGTTCTGTAGTGTATGATACAAGTCTGATTCAAAGTAGTTCTCAGTTTCACATGCTTGATAATTGTATTCTTGAATAGCACTGTATACATCAGCTTGGTATGTTCCATTCTTGAGTGATTCTTGAAGTGCATCTTCACTGTATTCATAAGTAGGTGCTTTACGATTCTCATCGTATCTGCAATTCACACTGTCATAGTTAGCATCAAGCAATGACTGACCGATAGCATTCCTCATTTCGTTTACATCGAATAGAATACCGCCGTAACCATTGTAGGAATAATTCTCAGCTTTGTAATCATTGTGGTCAAAAATCCAGCTGACCATCAAATCAATAACTTTTTTGTCTACTACATAGCAACTCATTTTTCTTTTCTCCTTTAGCTAATTTCAGCTTACATATATAAACAGTTTTTGAATGGAACTGTATAACCATCAGTGAAGTTCAACACCACTGCGTTTGACCCATTGGCCTTTTCGGCTTTCTTCCACAAGCTCGACCCATCTGCAAGCAACAATGTAGCTTGAAAAGGCTTTTGCTTTCTGCATGTCGTCCCACTCTACATATCCAGTGTATAGGCGAGGGGAACACTCAATAACATCTTCATAGCACATTTCATAATCGTTGTAGTCAAATGGATTCTTTTTCAGTGCTTCGATACAGTCAAACTTGCTACGCAACTCATCATAGTCTTTAATCATTTCTTTAAAGTCGTATTCACGCTCAATGACTGCATACTCTTCTACAATAACGTTCTTACCCGAATACCTCATATGTGTGCGATACGGTTTGAGCCTTCTTTCAGCCAGTCGTCTTGAACTATATACATCAATGACTTCTTCTTCATGGTTGTGTGCATTGAAACACCCACCGACCGTGAATGCTTCTTCATCTAATCTGTAAAACTCATGTACTACTCTTGAAATAAAATATAATTTAGCCATATATTCCTCCTAAGCTATTACTAAAAACCACCAATCAACGAAACCAATAAAGGCAAGAATTGCGATGATACTTACAATACTTGCGAGCAGAAAAACCTTGATGCAAAATCTCAGCGTGTCCATGTTCCCTCCAATCTTCTCAGCAGTGCGATACTTTCATGAGCATTGTTTGTGCAGCCATATACGCTTTCTTCACTGTAGATGTTGTAAAGCCATTCACAAATGCCATGAAATTCCTTGTCATTCAGCAGTTGAGCAACTGTATCATTGATAACTTCAACTGTTATTTCACTTGTGTTATATGTATCCATGAACTCATATGTGTCATAATCTCTAGCAAACTGTAGTAAATCAGTAGCTAACTTATATACGTTTTCCATATCTTCCTCCATTCAAAAAGCCCAACTCTGTGGTTAGGCTTCATTGTGTCTAATAGGGCATAAGATTGCATAGTTCTTAAGGTCTGTGCTTCTAAACATGATAGGCTTGTAGTTTTCCTTTGGAACATTGATTACAATATCCTTGTATTTGTAGTCCATACATTCAAGCACTGTCAGCAGTCTTTTAGCATCTACATAACTATTGAATAATTTGTATGTACCAACATTGATATCATCTTTGATTGATTTTTTAGCTTGTTTCTTAAGCTCGTCAATGTCGATTTGTGATACTCCAGTAACATCGCTTGGAAGTGCCTTGCAGATGCTAAGCATATACTCAATGTTTGGCTTGTTTTCAACTTTTGAAATTGGTTCAAACCCGTCAATGTTGTTCTGTGTCATAAAAACCATGTAACTGTCTGTAACTGCGTTGTATTTCTTTTCGTTCCATGTACATTCGTACTGTTTTGTAAGCACGGTTCTTCCGGTTTTCTTGGCATTTCTTTCACAGTATGTATGCATTTTCTTGATACCACGTTTCTGTTCTCTTGAGACTTCATCAAAAAGGCTCTGCTTTTGAACCTTGTGAGCCTTTTTTGTTGTCTTTTTTGTTGCTTTTTTTGTTTCCTTAGGTGCTGGAAGTGCCTTTACTTCTGTATATGGCAACTCCTTTATCGAAAGTAGTTAGCTTTCTTCGGTCATAAGTAGGGCGATTTTTAAAGCTACCGCCCAAAACTTCCGTAACAATAAATAATCTTTTACACCTAGCAAGATATCATTGGTTAATATGGTCCCATTACTTCCATATGGTTGTTGCCATTTGCTCATGTTTGCCTTTTCCTATTAAGTGGGCAGTGCATAGGTATACCTACGCCTTTTCCGTCTTATTACTCATATAGTCGCTCGCTCGTCATTGCGGATGTCGTCGCAAGTAGTATCATCAAGCCGTATTCTTACAACATGGTTATTTAGTTTTCAAAGAACTGTCAGCGTTTTTACGCTTATTTATGCTTTTTAGTCACATGTTTTCCCACGGCATACCGTGACACGTCGGACGTTATTACATAAACACTATTGCTACACCTCCAAGTAGACTTATATAGATTTTAAAGAACAGTAATTAAGGTATTATTAAAGTAACTAGTGCCTCTGTACTTTCCCCTTTTGGTTGGTACGCTCTTATATTGCAGCCATAAAAGGGTGAAGTCAACACCTTTATTCAAATTTTTTTGAATTATTTTTTTGAAAAGTGCAAAAAACCGCATAAATATGCTAAAAATTCACATAAAAAAATTTTTAAAACTTTTTTGAAATAGGGGTTTTTTGAAAAGTAGTGAAAAAAGGAACAATTTTCACAAAGTGCTTTTAATCATATAATAGGATATACAAGAGATATAGAGAAACCAGATATATTACCATTGTGAAATAAACAATATATTTCACAAATATATTTGTATTGTGAAGAAATAAAAGATATTCACAAATAATTAAAACAGGAACAAAACTCAAAATAGGGTAACGTAACGTAACCTTTAAAAAAATGACGTTTGGTCATTTATTTATTTGTGATAATTGACGATGTTTTCACAAACTATAACTTGTGAAACAATTGAATATCCTCACAAAGTAGAAAATGGTAGAATCAGCAACACAAACGACCATAAACAAAGGACTTGTAACAGTTTGTTGAATATCTCAATGGATATGATGTTCTATTCTAATCATGATATGAACCCCTATAGCCCCCTTACAACTACCCCAAGCCACGAGCCAAGCAACAATATAGCTATATACCATACAAGAGGAGAGCCACCCCCCTATAGGGGATTTTGCACCCGTGGGATATGTGGAACGTTATTGTTGTTGTGTGGTTGTTAGTGCCACAGAGAGAAGTTAGACCCACAGAGAGAATTATCCCCCTCAAAATTGCACCCCCACAAAGTTTCAATGGACTGAGTCACAAGTAAAAACCCCTAGTATGAGGGGTATACAAGGAGCACATATGTTCATTAGAAAAGACAACTACATTATCAATACTGACAAGATAGAGTACTTCATAGAGCACGACGGGGAATGGATTATGGTACTGCCCGACTTGAGACTTGAAGTCAGTACAGAGACAGTAGAGAAGATAACTAATTCAAGGATAAGAGGTGGAAGAAATGGGAAGACCGCAGAAAAGATTCAACCTAAATCTAACTCCAAATGAGTTTGAAGATAAGGTACACGAGTATTTTGAGAAGGAAGAGCAGCCTACAAAGGCGGGATTGCTATTGTACTGTGGAATCGGCAAGAGAAAGTGGAACGAACTGAGCAAGAATCGAAAATATGATGATGCTATTGAGTACGCACAAGCAATGTTTCAAGACATGTACGAGCATCAGATGATGGATAAGAGTACGGTTACTGGTGCCATCTTCGGATTGAAGAATATGGGCTGGAGTGACAAGGGCACAATTGAAGCAGTAGACAGTGGTGCGATTACATTAGAGCAAGCATTGACTGGTGGAAAGATGAAAGCATGAATGAAGGCTTAGGAATTACACTGAAAGAGTATATAGAGCGATTCATGAATATTCAGACCAAGAGCGGAGAACTACGTCCATTGGTAATGAACCACGCACAGAATCGTTTCTACGATATATTTAAAGAGCACTACAACGAGGACAAACCGATGAAGGTTATTATCCTCAAGGCAAGACAGATGGGCTTCTCAACGGTCACGGAAGCGGTCATGACGAGCCTATGCATGACGAACTTCTTCAGAAGTGCTTTGGTTGTAGCACATACGAGCGACAGTAGTACGCATATCTTTGACATGTGCAAGAGATACTATGAGAACTTGCCTAAAGGCTTGAAACCTATGCTCAAGTATTCCAATGCAAAGGAACTGAGATTTGAGAATCCCAGCAAGACAGATGATGAGAGCAAGAAGGGACTACGCAGTAATATCAGAGTTGCAACTGCGGGGCAAGGTGGTTTAGGACGTTCCAATACGTTCAATTACATTCACTGCTCAGAGTTAGCCTTTTGGGAGGAACAGGACGGGCAGACAGTAGCTGACCAGATGACGGGGCTGTTGCAGACACTTCCTCAGCACGGTTTCAGTATGCTTGTAATTGAAAGTACTGCCAACGGTTACAACTACTTCAAGAATCTGTGGGATATGGCAGTAAGCGGTGAATCTGACATGATTCCACTGTTCGTGCCATGGTTTGAAATGGAGGAGTACAGACTTCCATACCACGGAGAAATACTGACAGAAGAGGAACAGAGCATCAAGAAAGAGTATGACCTTGATGACGAGCAGATTATGTGGCGGAGAAATGCCATCAGAAACCTATGTGGCAACGATTTAGACAAGTTCCGTCAAGAATACCCAAGCAATCCCGAAGAAGCGTTTATCTTGAGTGGACGACCAGTATTCAATACACAGAAGGTAATGGCACGTATCAGAGAGCTTGAAGAGCACCCAGTGGCTGGCAAGGTAGGAATGTTCACTGACCAAGGCAATTTCTATGAGACACAAGGCGGATATGTAACTATCTATGAACCACCTCAGTTCGGTCATACATACTCAAGCGGTGCAGATACTGCTGGAGAAGGTTCAGACTGGTTTGTAGCCTATGGGGTAGACAAGGACCAAGGTGGAAAGATGGTAGCTAAGTACCGTGCTCAGAATGGCGAGAAAATGTTCGTTGAGCAGTACATGAGACTCGGATACTACTACAACTATGCGATGCTCTGCCCCGAAACAAACTTTTCTACCTACCCGACAATGAAGCTTCAAGAGTTCGGATACTTGAATATGTATGTACGAGAGTCGGTAGACCAGTACAAAAAGACACTACAGAAGAAATTCGGCTTTAGAACTACATCACTTACAAGACCGTTGGCAATTGATTTGCTTACAGATGTTGTAAATGACCATCTAGATTTGATTTGTGACACTGATTTCCTTCATGAAGCACTCAGCTTCGTCAAGAATGACAAGGGAAGAGCGGAAGCAGCGGAGGGAGCACACGACGACTGTGTAATGGCGGCTGCAATTACGTACTACACGATGCCACAAGCTGAATATGTACAGAATAATGAGGTGTCAGAGGAGTTTGAATACTCACAAGATGACCTCGATTTTATCAATTACGGAGGCTGATATGCAGATTTTACTTATTATCGTATGTTGTATCATGTGCGGACTGATGAGCGGTGCGTTCATGGGCTTCAAGTCATATAACAAAGGCTATGCAGACGGAAAGGCAGAAGCTCAGAGACTCGTTGACAAGGACGGACTTACAAAAGAGGAAAAAGAACAGTTGAGACAGGTCATCAATGTACTCTCATGGGGAGGTGGAAATGAAAATTAAGACAACCCCAAGGGCAATTTGGGACGAATATTCCAACGGACAGACATACAATCAGTCACAAGGACTGTATGAGACGGTAGAAAAGAACGAAAAGTTCTATCTAGGCGACCAGTGGGACGGTGTAAATGCACCAAACCTAATGAAGCCAGTATTCAACCTCATCAAGCGTGTATGTACGTACTATACTGCAATGATTGTATCTGACAATGTAGGAGTAAATATCGAACCTTTCGACACTTCCACGCAGAACAAGGCATTCTGCAGCGTTATTTCAAAAGAAATTGAAAAGGTGCTTGAAAGAGACAAGACAAACTTCAAGTGTCGTACAAATATGAAGAACTGTGCAGTAGACGGGGATACATGCATGTTCGTAACATTCGACCCCGATATAGAAACGAACCAAGATGCAAAGGGCGAGGTACGTACAGAGATTATCGACAACACAAATGTCATCTTTGGCAATCCATACAGTATTGATGTACAGTCTCAGCCATACATTCTCATTGTTCAGCGTCTGTACAAGGACACTGTAAAGGACATGGCAGAAGCATGGGGAGTCTCAAAGGAAGATATCGAGAGCATTCACTCTGATTCTGACCCGAATGGCATCTTGATTAACACGGATTCCAACGAACTGGTTACTGTAATTACAAAGTTTTGGAAGGTCAAGAAGGAAGAGACTGTCGGTGTTGACCCTCTTACGAAAACAGAGATAACAAAGAACACTACTTCCGTGCATTACATGAAATGTACAGAAAATGTAGTACTCAAGGAAGAAACAGACACGGGATATGTGAACTATCCAGTTGCATACATGACTTGGGAACGCAGAAAGAACTCATATCGCGGTCAGTCTCCTATTACGGGACTGATTCCTAACCAAATCTTCATCAACAAGATTTTCGCAATGTGCATGGTCTACATGACGAATATGGGATTTCCTAAGATTTTCTACGACCAAACAAAGCTCGGAAAACTTACAAATGATGTAACAAAGGCGGTATCACTGCCTAACATGGATATGGCGGGCAAGATGATGGATTCCGTAAAGGCTCCCGACTTCTCAAATCAGATTATTCAGCTGATTGACTCTACGATTCAGTATACAAAGGACTTCATGGGTGCTTCTGATGCTGCCTTGGGTGAACTTTCAAATCCTAACAATACATCTGCCATCGTTGCAGTTCAGCAGGCATCAAGCGTACCTCTAGAGATTCAGAAGCTCGACTTCTATCAGTTCTATGAGGATATCGTGAGAAGCATTATTGATATCATGTCGGAATCATACGGTATCAGACAAGTCCGTATCACAGAAGCACAAGCCAAGGACTTAGGCTTAGTTGACAGACTTGCGTATATGAACCCAGTGGACGGAACGGAACTCCCTCCTCAGATTGACCCTCTCACTGGTCAGCAGATTCAGCCAGTAGGAAGTGTACCTAAAGTAATCTACAAGACTACGATGCAGATTGATTTCAGTACAATCAAGAATCTAAACTATGACTTGAATGTAGAGATTGGTCAGTCAAGCTACTGGAGTGAAGCTACCCAAGTACAGACACTTGACGGTCTTTGGGACAAGGGTGTTATTACTGATGCAGTAGCATATCTAGAGGGTATTCCCGACAAGTATCTGCCTAACAAGAAGGAACTTATCGACTCCATCAAGAAGGTGCAAGACCAAACTCAATTGCAAGCACAGATGATGCCGCCAGTTCAGCCTATGACAGATGAAGCACTTCAACCTACGACAGAAACACAAGGAATGAAGGACGGTGTAGACAACAGAGCGGGCGGTGGAGACCCTACAAATGAACAGCTTCAAGACACCTATGCTGCAAGTAAAGAGTTCTATCAGTAGGACTGAGTCCAATAATATGTAAAAACTACAATATGCTTGAGAAAAGACACTTCTAATGAGGTGCCTTTTTTAGTGCCAACCATAGCACTTGGGAGAATTTTAAATGGCAGAAGAAATGGTAAACCAATCATCATCTGAAACCGAAAATGACGATGTGTTTGAAACAATGTTTGCAGACGATTCTACTGATGATTCTACAGAAGAGAATACAGAAGAGAATACTGAGGAAACAGAAGAAACTCACGAAGATGAGGCGGACAGCACACAGTCAGAAGAAGCAAAAGACTTCTTGAACATTCGCTACAATGGCGAAGATAAAGCCCTTACGCAAGACGAAGCTATCATGCTTGCACAGAAAGGCATGAATTACGACAAGGTAAAGGGCAAACTCGATGCACTGGAGAACGGTGCACTCAAGTCAATTTCGGCTATCGCTGAAAGAGCGGGCATGACAATTGACGAATATGCAGAAAGATTAAACGACTTTCAAGAACAGTCAGAAATCACGCAGATTGCAAATGAGTATCAGAAGAAGCATCCCGATGTTGACGACGATGCAGCTCATGAATACGCAAATGCAGTCTATCAGAACAAGCGTGATGCCAAAGCTAGACAAGATGCAGAATCTCAAGCAAAGAGACAAGAACAAGAGAATGCATACTTTAGAGACCAAGTACAAGCTCTGTATAACTACAATCCCGATATCGACATTGAACACCTAGACACGGAAGTAATCGACGATATCAACGGTGGAATGAGTCCTATGGAAGCATACTTGCGTTGGGAAAACAAATCACTCCGCACAAAGGCTACTAACAATGCAGTCAACAGTAAGAACAAGAAGAATGCGAACAGTGGTTTGAATTCCAACAATTCCAGTGCCGACGGCGACCCGTTCCTTGAAGGTCTGCTTGGAAAATAAGGAGATTAAATCATGGCACAATCCGCAACAAACTACGCTGAAAAGTATTCAGACGAACTGGCACAGGCTTACTTGCAATCATCTATCATTGCGGGCAAGACAAATACAGAATATACATTCGATGGTGTTAAGACAGTACATGTATATTCCGCAGTAACACAGCCTTTACAAGACTATAATAGAAGTGGCACATGGAGATATGGTCAGCCTAAGGAACTGGAAGATGATTCCCAAGATATGACATTAAAGCTCGACAAGTCATTCTCCATGACAATTGATAAAGGTAACTCAAAAGATAACGCTGCTTTAAAGAGAGCGGGAAAAGTTATCAAGCAACAGATTGGCGAACAGGTCACACCATTCTTTGACAAGCACGCATTACAGACATGGGCTACTGCTGCTAAAACTGCTAAAAAGAATGTAATCACTGCTGCACCTACAAAGGACACAGTAGTAGACATGTTCGTAAAGGCACGTTCCATGTTTGTGAATCAGAAGATTCCAATGGGTGCAAACTGCTATGCATATGTACCTACATCTACAACATACGCTTTCTTGCTTATGAACCCTGACTTCATTTCAATTGAAAAGCTGGGCGAAAAGCACTTGACAAACGGTCTTGTAGGTAAGTGCATGAACTGGAACATCATCGAAGTTCCGGATGAATATCTTCCGGAAAATACATTTGCTTTATTCACACACAAGAATGAAGTATTCGCACCTACAAAGATTGCCGAATTGAAACAGTACAGTGACGTACCTGGTATTTCGGGCTTGCTCATTGAAGGTCGTTACTATGGCGATGCATTTGTACGCAAGACATTAGTCAATGCTACAACTGGCGAACCTACTGGCACATTCGACCTACACGGTGTAATTACTGCTGAATTTGCTGGCTAATTACTAGAGAACTTTTCAGAGTTCTCTGAAAGGAGACACATGACAGTTAAAGAATTATATGAACGTGCAAAGTCACTGATGTTTGAAAAGCAATCTTCAAAGGACTATGACAACTACTATATTCCTTGGACTAATGTTCTTCTCTCAGAGAACTTTGATTTGGAAAATTCACTTCTACTGCGTGACGGGGAAGATGTACTCGACGAGATTCCAATGGTAACGAGTGACACAGACGAGCTTCCATATCACGATGTAATCAACTATGAGATTCTGCCATATGGACTGGCTGCTAACTTCTTCATTGATGATGACTTGTCAAAATACGATATCTTTCATACGTACTATCAGAATGCACAGATGAAGTACATGAAAGGCAACGAAGTATCTATTACTGATGTATACGGAGACTGACAATGCCAATTATTCAGCAGAAGACGCACAAGGCGGCAGAATTTCAGATGCTACCTATCATTTCTCCCGCAAGTGGAGGACTGAATATCCAAGACCTTGAATATACATTGAATGTGAATCAGTCTCCAAAGCTGACGAACATGATGTACAAGAACGGTGTATTCGGCAAAAGATACGGGCAGAGACTTGCATACGACTTCAAAGTAGAAGTATTTGCAAGTATTCGTTACAAAAACAACATCTTCATTCAGACGAATGGAGAAATCTATGAGTACGATACAAAGTCTCATAAAATGACTAGCAAGTACAAAGATGCAAAGCTCTCGGAAGAAGGCTTCTTCTTTGTTTTCAATAAAGATTTGTTCTTCATGAACACGCACATTTACTTGAAGCTTGAACATGGAACAACTGCAATCAAGCCAGTTGAACCGTTCGTACCTCAAGTACTGATGAACTGCAATCCCGACGGAACGGGTGGAGATACGACACCATATGCATACAACATGCTAGGGACCAAGTATCAAGTTTCATTCAGAGGAGACGGTACTACAAAAGAGTTCAAGTTCCCAAGTGAAGCGATTCAGAAAGACAAGGACGGAAAGGTTATTCCAATTGACTCTACTAAGGTGGAAGTAAAGGTTGCTTCTACAGACCATGTAGAGGGAGATGGTAGCTTTACCGTTGACAGAACAAACTACAAAATCATCTTCACTACTGCCCCACAGAAGGGAACAAACGATAACGTTTGGGTAACTATTTCAGTTACCAATCCCGATTATGTAGGTGTTATCGAGAAGTGCAAATACTGGACTGCATACGGTGGTGGTAACAATTCCCATCTGTTCCTTGCGGGCAACGGAACATCACGTTTCTACTATTCAGATACTGCTGATGCTTCCTACTTTCCCGAAACGAACTATATGGAAATCGGCAATTCAGAAGATGATATCACGGGATTCGGCTTGCAGTATAGCAGACTGATTATCTTCAAGCCTACTGAACTGTATGAAGCTACATATCAGTTTGGAGTGGATTCGACAGATACTACTCGATACTACTTCAATACAAAACCAGTCAACAACAGTATCGGCTGCGACTGCCCCGACTCTGTTCAGCTGATTGATTCACGGCTTACATGGCTCAACAAGACATACGGTGTATGTACACTGTGCTCTTCACTGATTGAAGACGAGCGGAATGTAAGACCAATTTCTAGAAATATCAACGGTGGTGTACGTGCCAAGGGACTGCTAGATGAAGAGAATCTAGACAAGTGCAAGTCAATCGACTTCGATGGCAAATACATACTGTTTATTAATAATCATGTATGGATGTGGGACTACAATCTAGCACCATATACTGATTCAAGTACAAGGTATTCCCTTGATGAACTGGCTGAAAATACTGCATGGTTCTACTGGGAAAATATCGGATACAACGGTCAGATTGTCACGAATGCAGTTGCACTTGACAGAGAACTGTTCTTCATTTCTGATGCTAAATTCTGCAAGTTCACAAATTCATGTGACGACTATGGCAATGAAATCTACGCAGTGTACAATACACCAATGTTTGACGGAAGTCACTTTGAATCACTGAAAACAGTCAAAAAGGTATTCTTTGAAGCTCGTGCAGACACTGCTTGCAATACAAAAATTACATACATAACAGACGAAAATTCAAACGGAGAAGAGGACGCTGAACCTATTGTGGTTACTCTCAGCCTTTGGGACCAGTTCCACTACAACACATTCGGCTGGACTACATACAAGTATGCAAAGACCTATACGAGAAAGTGCTCACTCAAGAAGATTTGCTTGTGGGGTGTCAGACTGGAGAGTGGATTCTCAAAGACTGATAAAGGTAAAGATATGAGTATTTCTTCCATCAAGTTTGAATACACGGTTGTCAAGGAGATTAAGTAATGGATAAATTTGAATTTACTCCAAAGAAAGGGTTTGAAGATGCTTCTGCATATCCCGACCCAATCTCTGAATCTGAGACGAGAGAGCAACTGATGCGACCATCGAAACAGTTGGCTGAGTACATTAACAGTAATGTAGTGACATCTATCACTGCCTTGACTGGTGCAACTGGGGACGCAGAATCAATCAAACAGATTCAAGATATGCTGAATGGTTTTGCAAAGCTGAACCATGTAGAGATATCAAAGGCAGATTATGATGCACTTTCTGATTCTGAAAAGAAGAACGGAAGTGTTTACTTTATAGGAGATTAAACATGGGAAGAATCGTAAAAAACGGTGTCGAATATGGTGTTGGCGGGCAGACGCTTACTGACAGAATTACTGCTTATACTAATGAAAGTGCAAATGCCTTGAAGGACGCAATTACTGCAAAATTGATATGGCAAAATGCCGCACCGAGTGCAGATTTTGTCAGTCAGACTATTACACTGAGTGAAGTACATGACGCAATATTAGTCGTATACAAAACATGGAAAACGTCAGAACCGGTATCTATGCGAATCGTATTCAATAACAACACTTATACAGAACTAAGTGCTACGGACACTACCATATCATACCGACGCTGCAGACTGAACGGTAAATCACTGGTTTTTGAAACCGGAAATAATGTCAATCCGTATGGAAAGGCGGCTCCTTCGAATGGAATAGTAGTTCCAAAATATGTATATGGTTTAAGTTTAAAGAGAGGTTGATATGAAATACACAATTAACACTGATGAAGAAGGTTATATTTTATCTATTGCAAATACAGAAAATGACACAGATGAAATTGATATAGTGTCAATAGATTTAAACTTCCTTAACTGCTATAAGTACGAAAATGGAAAAGCCATCCTAGATGAAGAAAAAAAACAGAAGATGCTGGGCGAAGAAAAAAATAAGCTTTACGTTGCAACATACGAAGAAAGACTGGATGCCATTGATTCCGCAATTGAAGCTCTTGCTGAAATGATAGGAGGAAACGAGTAATGGTTAAATGGTATTTATTACAGATTCAGATGAACCGCATGACATTAGATGATGTGCCAAAAAGATGGCATGATGCAGTGGCAGAAGCATTAAGCAAATAATCACATTATTTCACATAAACTTTCCTAAGAAAAATGCTATGGTATGGTTAAAGGTTAACACTATTAACTAATATAGAAGAGGTTGACAATATGAACTATTTTAACCCGTTTCAACAGAATTACGACAATATGTACTCATATAACACTGTACCTCAAGTAGTAAAGGTCAATGGATACAACGGTGCAAATGCATATCAGCTTCCACCGAATGCCAGTGCGTTACTGCTTGATGAAACTCAGCCGATTGTATGGCTTGTAAAATCAGACGGTGCTGGATATAAATCTATTACTCCATTTGATATTACAGAGCACAAGGAAACAGATGTTATGAAAAGCATTGAAGAAAGACTAAGCAGATTGGAGAAACTATATGACGAACAATCCAATTCTAAACAGACTGAATCAACCGCAGAGTAACAATATGGTTGATTCATTCAATCAGTTTAAAAAGTCCATTCAAGGACAAGACCCAAAAGCTTTAGTAATGAGTCTCTTAAATAGTGGCAAAATGTCGAGAGAACAGTTCGAACAATTGTCTAGACAAGCTAATTCTCTTATGAACATTTTGAAATAAACTCTTAAAGAGTTGAAGGAGAAACTATGGATTATTCTTTAGCTGATGTTGCAAGTGCTGTTAGAAATAACGACAATGGCAACGAATTTGGTGGCGGTGCATGGTGGATAATCGTATTATTCTTGTTTGCCTTTATGGGTAATGGATTTGGAAACAAGAGCAATGGCGACCCCGTAACAGAAGCGGGACTGTGTAACGCAATGAACTTCAACAATTTAGAAAACACTGTAGGTAGACTGTCAGACTTGACGCAGAATCAGACAATGACTTTAGGTTCTGCTATCAGTAATACCGCAAAGGATATTGCATTAGGTCAGGCAAGTCTGCAACAACAGATTTCTAATTGCTGCTGCACGACACAACGTGCGATTGACGGTGTTAACTACAATAACGCTATCAATACTGCAAACATTCAAAAGACAATTGATGACAGATTTGCTCAGATGGAAAGGTCTAGACTCGAAGATAGAATTTCTCAGCTTGAGCAGATGAACAGTCAGTTGTTCCTAGCACAACAGATGACTGGTGTAGTCAAATATCCAATGAGCTTTGGATACAATGCTGGAACAAATCCGTTCTGCCATCAGACAACAACAACACCAACTACAACTGGTTAAGCAAAGGCACTCACAACGAGTGCTTTTCTTATTGCGATTTAGCCAAGTGGTAAGGCAACGGACTTTGACTCCGTTATCACTAGTTCGAACCTAGTAATCGCAACTATTAAAGGAGAAAACAATGACAACTTACGACAGATTAACTTTTGGAATGAAATGCTTGAACGTTTCTCAGATTGGTTCAGCCTATGACGGAAGAAATCACTACTCACATGTTAGTTATGAAGTAGACCTTGCGGGAATGGATACTGGAGCAGATGTTTGGAGAAACAAGATGCCTAACACGTACTGGTACTGTGCGGGGGCTTGGGGCAATGCAAACACTGGCAATACTAGATTCTTCTGGTCTTGCGACAAGAATGGAAAGGCAAAGAAGGTGCTCTGTGCAGATGGCTATCTAAGATACATCACACTTGCCTTAACACACTCTAGAAGAAGTTTCACAGTAGGTCACTACTACAAGTTCAACGAAATTATGTACCAAGAAGGTACAAGTGGAAGAGCTACGGGCAACCATATCCATCTAGAAGTATGTGCGGGACACGTTAGAACAAAGTATAGAAACAGAGTAGGTGGATATAACTTAGCAAACATGCTTCCAGCAAACAGAATGATGTTCCTACTGAATGGCTATTCCTACGTTAAGAATGGTGGAGGACTCTCATGGAAAACAACTTCTACAGTTCCTTACACAGTAAAAGATGCATCAAGTGGCGGAAGTGGAACAATCAGACATTATTTCCAAACGGGATACGGTAAAGGCAGAAAGTTTACAACTAAGGTTGACTTGAATATCCGTGCCGATGGTTCAACAAAGACAAAGGTACTGAAAACAGTCAAGAAGGGTGCAAATCTTTACTACTACGGTAACTACGCTATCAACGGAAATGACATTTGGTTCCGTGTGCAGTACGGAAAAATGGAAGGCTATGTTTTCGGCTACACAAAAGGAATGAAGGAAGCACCTTATCTCAAGGGTGTAACAATCAACGGAAAAACAAACTAATAGGAGGAAATTATGGTTTTAAGTGATAAGACATATAACGTATTAAAATGGGTAGGCTTAATTGTATTACCAGCTATCGCAACACTTGTAAAGGCAGTGTTCCCAGTTTGGGACTTGCCTTATGCAGATGCAATTGCTACTACTTGTACTGCATTAGGTGTATTTGTAGGTACATTGATTGGTGTATCTCAAGCAAATATGAAACCCGAATTAGATGCAGATGAAGAAGCAGTAGTTGACCTTGTAGCAGAAGAGAACCAAGAAGAAACAAACGGAGAGGGGTAATGGCAGTAGATTCTTCTACTGTTGCTGCCATCATTGTTGCAATGCTAGGCAGTCAATGGTTTGGAAACTGGGTACAGAATACATTCTCAAATACTAGCAATAAAGTAATGTTACAGAAACTGAAAGAACTTGACTACAAGGTAGACAAGAATCAAGCAGAAACATATCGTACACGCATCTTGAGATTCAATGGAGAAATCAAAAGAGGTGTACATCATGATGAAGAAGAATTTAATGATGCAATAGAAGCTATAAACGGTTATGAGGACTTCTGTAAAAGAAATCCTAACTATCCAAACAACAAGGCAGTATTAGCAATCAAGAACATAAAACATGTGTATGAAAAAGCATATGAAAACAACGACTTTTAGGAGGGAAACCTATGGCATTTATCAATAATGGTGGCGGTGGAAGCAAAGACCGAACATACATAAACAAGAAAACTGGTAAAAAAGTTACTGGTTCTTCCGCAGTACATGGTGCAATGAAAAATGCGGGATACAGAGTCCAACCGTATCCATACAAACAGAAGAACAACCCACCAAGTAATAGCGGTGGAGGTGGCGGTACTGGTGGAGGTTCAAGACGATATTCTACCAGTTACGCTTCAAGTGGACCAAGTGCAGAAGAATTAGCAGCTCAACAAGCTGAAAGAGAAGCACAAGAAAGAGCAGCAGCACAAGCAGCAGCGTTAAAGGCAGCTATGCAAGCTAGAACTGATGCAGTCAATGCTGCTAACAGTGCATTAGACCAGCAAGGCAAGGCACTGGAAGGAAAGTACAATACAAGTCTGAAACAAGCTCAGGGCGACTATCAGACGCTCAGAAATCAGAATGATGTGAACTACATGCGTGCTTTGTACAATCAGCGTGAAGCACTTGCAAACAGAGGAGCATTGAACAGTGGTACGGGTCGTTATGAAAACCTTGTAACTGGCAATGCGTACAATAACACTCTGAATAAAATCAACTCTCAAGAAATGGCTGAAAGACAGAATATTCAAGACAGTATTGCGAGCATGTGGGCTAACATTGCACAACAGAAAGCAGCCAACAACAACACTACATTAGATAACTATACAAGTGCATTGCAGAATATTATCAATGCCAACTACAGTGGCTACAGTCCAACTGGTTCAGACTACTATCAGCAAGCACTGAGTACAATGAATGGAGCATTTGCTACACCAACTAATGCCAATGGTGGAACTACTAAAGACGGTGTATCCGCATATGCTAGATTACTTGCGAGCTTAGGATATGACATCTAGTCCAATCAAACCAGTTGTTGGTGTTTCTCCGATGAAACAGAACAGTCCTTATGCACGAATGAGAACAATTGCAAGACAGATGCGTAACAACATGCATAAGACTGCACAGAATCAAAGATACGTAAGAAGAAACGGAACATACAAATAGGAGGTTCCCATGGCGAAAAAAAAATCAAAGAAGATTAACTGGGGTGGTGGAGCGGGATTCTACGACCCTAGTACTAAGACTAAAATCAATAGTAGTGTCAAGAATGAAAAGTACAAGAAAAGTCTAGAAAAGAAAAATACAACAAGTACTGCAAAAAATAATAATAAGTCATCTGAATCTCCAAAAAATACCCCTACTGCGAAAAGCGGTGGGGGTTCTTCTTCTACACCGAAGAGTGGAATTGAAGTAAGAAATCAGAAGCAAACACAGAGAGAAGCCAAGATTGCAGAGAACCATCAGAAACTATATGAAGTAAATCCATTCAAGAGTTCTAACAAGTCTGTAAACAAGGCAATTCAGACATCTATCGACCAAAATGCAATGCGTAACGGAAACAAGACAAGTGATGCAGATGCAAAGGCAAAGATTCAGAATGAAGTGTTCAAACAGAAACGTGCTGAACTTGAAAAGTCTGTCAACAATGCAAAGGCAACAGTTTCAAATGCAGTGAAGAAGCAAGCACAGACAGTAAAGGAAAACTTTATTGACAGTGAACTGCGTCAAAGGAGACTGAATGAAAACAGTCAAGCAAATATTGATTTGGCAGATGCACAGACAGCACTCTCTAGAAACGGACAAGTAGATAACCCTACTTGGAAGAATAAAAAGCCTAATAAAATCAATCTGAATGATGCTACACAAGTAAGCAGACTGAACAAGAAAGCTACTGAAAGCAGTGAGACTATTCAGAAGAACTTGGATAGAAATGCACTTTTAGGAGTAATTGCTGACACAAATGCATCTTACGTAAAAGGTGTAGAAAATGCAGTATCAAGTGGCTTGCAGTCTCCCGCAAATGCATTAGCTACTGTAGGTAGAATTGTAGGAAGTAATACATTGCAAGATAAGGCTGGTGGTTTTGCACAAGATATGTACAATGCTACTGCTGCGGCTGACAAGGCAATGCAAGACAATAACTCTGTCTACAGTAATGCTATCGGTCAGACGTTCTCATCAGTAGGTAACATGCTTCCACAGACTTTATTAGGTCTCAGCGGTGTAGGAAAAGCTGGCACTTTAGGCTTAATGGCTTCTAACGTTTACGGTAGTGAAATGTCTAATGCTATGAACAACTATATGGCACAGAATAACGCTGAAAAGTATTCTGATGTAAGTAATGACCTATTCGCTCGTGCAAACCTATATGCATTGGCAAGTGCGGGTAAAGAAGTTGGAACTGAAATGATGGATAAAGTAATTCCAGGCTATCAGAAGCTGAACATCAATGACATTCTTGAAGAAGGTCTTGAAGAAGTGGCTGGTGGTGTGCTTGAACCATACATCAATCAGATTCTAACTGCTAACAGTGTTGGAGAAGGATTCAAGCAAGGTACTAAGGAACTAGGAGAATCCATTACAAGTGGAGACTTGGTTAAACAAGGTATCATGGGTAGTGCAAGTGCATTGCTCGCTAACGCACCATACTCAATTGCAGATACTGCAAGCAAGGCAAAAGCAAGGTCAGAAAATAATAAATTCATTCAAGAGCATGGAACAGAAACAGAAAAGAATTTTGGTCGTGTTGTCAGTGACTACAATCTCGCAAAAGAAAACTATGGAATCACAAAGAATGAAACATCAAAGAGCATCATCGACAAGACACAATACAATATCAACCATGACAATGGTGTAGTTTCTGATTACATGGTCAACAACAGTAATGAAACGTTCAGAAAATATGCTAGAGACATTCAAGCAGAAGCAATCAGAAATGCTATCGGCAGTGAAAGAACAAATCAGCAGACAAATGCTTTCATTAAAAGTGTAAATGATAATAATCTTGCAGTTGAATTTACAGATAATGTAAATGTTAATGGCGAGAAAGTTTTTGCAAAACTTAATGGAGACAATGGAATTACGTTTGATAATTCAATCTTAAAAGACAAAAGCATAAACTTAGACGAAACATTACGTCAGACTTTGGAAAAAGGCTATGCATTAAAAGCAGATAATGTATATGTTGCGGACAAGCCAACACCATCAGAAGATACGCAAAAAGGAGATGTCGAAGATGGCACATTAGTTCTTAATACAGAATTGCCATCTGACCCGAATGGTTTGACAGATGAGCAGAAAACTCAGATGTTAAGAGACCGTCAAGAGCATCCCGAATATGCATATCAGACTGGCGATGTAACTCGCTCAAGGAAAAAAGTAAAGGCTGACACTGATACGATTGACTTAGGCACAGACCCTAATGGCATGACTAACGAGCAGAAGAACCAAGTCTTAGCTGAAAGAAGAGCGATGTATGAGCAAGGCATGAATGCTTTCAAACTCAGAAGCCCTCAAGAAAGAGCTGATTTTGAAACTGACAGGCAGTCTGCACAAGAACTGAATGAACGTGCCAAGAAAGCATCAGAAACTGGCAATAAGGCAGAGTTAGGAAATGTACTGCGTGAATCATCAGATGCATCAGAAGAGACAAAACAAGCAGTAAAAGAAACTGTACGTGAAGATAATAAAAAGGCTGCAAAAGAACTTACTGGCAAGGATATCGACGATAAACTTGCAGATGCAGTTACAGACGTTGCAGAAGATGTTATTACAAAAGCATATAAAGGTGTTCGTGATGCTGCACAAGGCAAGCATGGAGAAAATGCTGAACAACGTGCCAATGCAAGAGAAGCATCAGAAAACAGTGAATTTAGGTATGAAACGACTAAAGACGCAGATACATTAAAGAGTGCTCAAGAAAGAATTGATGCATTTAAAAAAGATGGGAAACTAGATGCTAACAGTTCTAATGAGATTCTGAAAGATATCCAAAAGTCACAAGACAAGTTGCTGAAATCTACTAGAAAAGATGGCTATCTAAGCAATGAACACCAGTATGAACAGTCTTATGTTGTAGAAGCAACAAATCAACTGGCAGATATTGAAGCAAGCTACCGTGCTCAGCTTGAAAAACAAGGATTTGATGTAACAAGAAATTTTGATGACAATGGAGTTTCTTATGTTGTTAAAGATGCAGAAGGAAACGAAATCAATAACGAGCTGACAAAATATTTACAAGATTCTGCACACAATGCATCAGAAGCAAGAAAAGTTGTTATGGAACAAGCTTCTGTAAGTGCAAGTATGATGAGAAACATTCAAAAGATGTGGTCTGCAATGCCTAAAGAAGAAAAAATCTATGACTTGCAGAAACTCGTCAAAGACACACAAGCAATGATTGACAAGAACGGTCTAAACAAGAATGGCGAACATATCTTGACGCTTGATGCAGAATTAATGAAACAGTTTGATTCAGCAGAGAACAACAGTGCTAAACAAGGGGAACTGTTTGACGAAATTGTAAAAGACTTAGCTCGGCAGACACCAAGAAAGCTCAGTGACAAGATTAATGCTTATCGAAATATCTCTATGCTTCTTTCTACTCCTACTAACTTACGTAATGTTGTTGGTAACTTAACTTCTGAATATTTAAGTAAGTTCTCAAATATTGGTTCAAGCACAATTTCACTCGCATTAGACAAAGCTGGCTATTTCCAAAAGGCTGAATTAGATTTAACAGACGCTAAGAATAAATATTACTATGATTTCAGTAACAAAGTTGTAGCTAATGCAGTTAAAGAAATCATGAACAAAAACAGTAATGTCAAGGCAGACGGTATACTAGCAAAGGATATCAAGAAGTGGAAGGGCGGAGCAGATAATGTTGATGCATTTTTGAACCGTAACGCTGACTTCAAGAACAGACTCCAACATAATGTAGGGACAAAACTTGCTGAACTTGCCAAACAAGAAGGTGCTTTAACAAAAAACGGTCATTTCACTACTAAATTTTTGAAAGACAATGCTGATTCTATCCAAAAAATGGTAGTCGAGTCCTACAATCAATCTGCAAAAGCTAAAGCATTAATGTCCGAAAGCAGTTTCCTACGTGAAGATGGAACACTTGCTAAGGCTACAAAAGCTAACAAAGCAGTTGCAGAACAATTCCTAAAGGAAATTGGTGGAGAAGAAGGTGCTACTGGAGATTTCAACGGTAGATTTGCCAGTGGCGATGCCATTGGAGATGTAGGCAATAATGTAGATGCAAAGAGTAGATTTAAAGATGCCTTTAGAGAAGAAACATTTGTAGGCAGAGAATCTAAACTACTGCAAAAATACTTAGGCAACGAAAATGGAAACATGACACATGATGCTCTTGCTAAAGCAGCAAAGGCAGTATTTGGTGATGACTTCAATGTAGGTGTTATGCATAATGCAGAAAAGCTGACAAACTGGTTATTGAACAATGGTGCATTTGGCGATAGTGCATTTTTCAGAAGCACTTACGCTAGTGAATGGGCTAGATACATTGATTCTAAGGGGTACACTGCAAGTTTCGAAAAAGGCGAAAATGGAACTGTATACAAGTTCACTGAAAAAAACGGTAAGGTCTTAGATGATGTAAAAGCAAATGCACTTATGGACGAAGCTAATAAGTTCTCAGTTATTGAAGCACAAGAAGCAGTATTCCACCAAGCAAGCGAGGTTGCTGATAAATTCAATGCCTTTAAGAAATCACACCCTCTTGTGGGACTAATGACAAATGCAGTAATGCCATTTACAAAAACACCTATCAATATCGCTAAGAACTCAGTTACATATAGCCCTATCGGTCTTATGAAGGGTGTCTATGAAATGACTAAAGGTGTGCAGAGTGGAAGATGCACTGCTGACCAAGCAATCAGGCACTTGTCTAAGGGCATGACTGGCTCATCAATCATGGTATTGGGTGCGTATCTTTTCTCACAAGGAATCTTGAATGGAACTACTGGAGACGATGATAAAGACAGTTTTGAAGAAAACAGAGGTAAACAGTCTTATTCTTTGAACCTTCCAAATGGAACATACTCATTGTCATGGCTATCTGTAGCAAATGTACCTTTGTTTACTGGTGTAAATGCAATGCAGATTATGACAGAAAAAGGTTTCAGCAATACGGACGCTCTTGAAGCAGTCGCCAGTATTGCAGACCCATTAGTTAATGCATCATTCATGAGTGGACTTGTAAGTACTTTAAAACAACTTGGTGGAAGTACGAACTATGATGACAAAGATGCAGAATCAGTTAGAAAACTGCTTACAAACGTCTTTAAAACATACATTACTCAGTTCTTCCCTAGTGCTGGAAAACATATCAATACAGTACTGAACCAATACAAAAAGAGTACTTATGATGACAACACTATAGGTCAGATTCTAAACTCTGCACAGACTGCAATTCCTTTTATGGCTGCAAACCTACAGAATCAAGTAGACGTTTACGGTAATGATGTAGAAAACGTTGGTGGAGACAATCCTATCATGCGTGCCTTATATACTTATTTAAGTATTGGTACATACAAGCCATACGATAAAACATATGGCAAGGAAGGAGACTCCTACACTAACAAGCTAGAAAAGATTGCAGAAAAGAGTGGAGACTCTAACGTACTTCCATATGTATCTTCATCAATTCAAGGTACAAAGATGAATGCCGAGGAACGACACGACCTTAATCAGTACATGCTAAAAAACTACAACAATCAAGTGCATAGCTTGTTTGAAAGTGGAATCTTAGATGGATACAATTTGAACAATAAAGAAGATGCAACACAAGTAGCTGAACTGTTAGGCAAAATCAAGAGCCATTACTTCTATGAAGCAAAGGCTAGACTGTATAAGCGTACAAATCCGAGTGAAGCTAATTCTGTGCTTACAGATGCAACTAAAACAGTAGATTCTTTAGACAAGAGTGGTATTCCAGTATATCTATCAAAATATCTGCAAAGTCAGCAAGCAGACACTGATGATAATGGAAATGCAATTTCTATTTCTAAACCTTTGAGAAACAGACGACTGTTAGAAACTCTTGGAAAGTATGACAACGTTATGGACTTGTACAAGCAAGGAAAGATTAATGACTTGTACAATGTTGGACTATCAAGCACAGTTGTAAAAATGTCTCAACAACAGTATGAAGATAAGCTAGATGATTTGGATAACGGATTACTTACTGGATATCAGTCTAAGTCTGATGACGAAAGACGTGATGACACATTCAGCGATTTAGAAACAAATCAGAAATTTGCTGATGCACTGACTGCTCATGATATCGATTATGGAACATTTGCCAACTACAAGACTATCAAAGCCGACAAGAAAGACGGTAAGGCAGTCTACAATTCAAAAGCTAAAAAGATTATTGCTCAGATGGAAGAAGATGGAGTGCTTGAAGGCTTCAAGGAAGGTGTCAGAGACGGTTCGTTCAACTATGACAATATCACTCAGTTTGGACTTACATCTAAGCAAGTAGAAAAACTGCTCGGTTTGAAAGTACAAAAGAAGAGTGAGGACGAGGACGATGATTCATCAAGTGGAAGTTCATCAAGTGGCTACAGTAGACGTTCTAGAAGAAGTTCAAGACGTTCCAGTGGGTCTAGAAGAAGTTCAAGAAGCAGTTCAAGCAGTGCTACTGCTGAGGAAACACCTACATTTGACTTTAATGGTGCATTGAAAGCTATCAACAAAGGTGCATCTAAGACATCAAGTGGTTTGACTCAGTCACAGTTGCAGAGTTTATACAATTCAACTGTAAGTAGCCATAATACTAGAATCAGCCAATTGCAGACTCTAGTAAATAAAGGCAAGAAGTAAGGAGAGCGTATGAGACGTGGAACAACACCAACATACGACATTACTATTTCGGACATGAAAAACGTCGAAGATGTTTGTTTGGCATTCGAACAGACATCTTCGGGTGTCATGCTCGCAAAGCATGTTTCTGACAATGATGGAAGAAGTGGTTTCACGAGTACGGGCTGCTACTTCACACTGTCACAAGAAGAAACTGCCATGTTCTCAAAAGGTAGTGTCAAATGGCAGATTAAACTGAAATTTAAAGACGGTACTGTTTCAAGTACAGACTATACAAGTGAAAAGGTAATTGATGAAATTCACGAGGAGACTTGGTAATGGATTCAATCAAAGGTAGTACACAAGTAAATTTAACAGTACTGAATGAAGATAGAGACTTTGCAATTGATTCAACCAAAGATAGTACACAAGTAAATGTAACAGTATTGAATGAAGATAGAAAAGTTTATTTGAGTGCTACGCAGACTGAACATGCAGTCGATGTAGAAGTAAACGAAATCTTTGGAACTGGTGTGCTATCTGTTACTCAGACAAAATTATCGCATGAAAACGGTGGAGAAAACGAATTTGCAGTTGTACTTACAAATGGCAATACAAGCAAGTTCAAGTACTACAACGGAGAAAAAGGCGACCAAGGCGATAAAGGAGACAAGGGAGACAGAGGGTACGGTATCAAATCTATCGAATTTAAAGATGATTCCACGATGCATATCACAGTGGAAGATGGAAATACTTATGACTCCATGCCCTTGAGAGGGCAGAAAGGTCTCAAGGGCGACAAGGGAGATAAAGGGGATAAAGGCGACCAAGGTATTCAATGACCCCAAGGAGCTACGGATCCGCAAGGACCACAAGGTGTAAGTGGAGCAACTGAACATGTAGAAATTACACAATATGATTATGACAGATTGACATATGCTCAGAAAAATAATGGAAAAGTTTATTTCATTGAATAAAAAAAGGTGGTATAGCTATGGAACTGATAAGACAATTAGCCGAACAGATGGAAGATGAGATTTGTGATAGTAAACATTATGCAAAGTGGGCAGTAGAAGTGAAAGACAAATACCCTGAACTTGCAGAAACTTTATATACAATCTCATTGCAAGAAGAAAAGCATAGGCAGATGTTACATGATGCAACAGAGAAAATAATCAGTGGATTAAAACAAAAAAATGTTTCTATTTCTTCTGACATGTTAGCTATCTATGATTATCTGCACAAGAGACAAATAAAAGAGCGTGAGCACGCTCTCAGATACCAAGAATTATATAAAAAATAGAATTAGTTGTTGTAAAATATTTTTGGCTAGGTTAATATATTTATGTAGTTGTTTTTCCAACTATACAATGATGATTAACTATGGGAAAGAGAGAGGGAGCAATCCTTCTCTTTTTCTGTTTGTGGTATAATACATATGGCTGGAATAGTTTTTGGTCATTTTATTTACACCTCTATGATAGTAAGGAACCACTGAAAAGTGGTTTTTTACTTTGTGGTATAATATAGGGGTAGCAATGCAATACCCTTAATTGCTACTGGGCTTCATACAGTTTTTGACTTATTTCTGTATGTTTTCTTATAAAACTCCTTTCGGCAAGAACCACTGCAAAGTGGTTTTTTGCTTTGTGGTATAATATAGATGTGCAGAAAAGTTCATTCGAAATTAATACCTAAAAGACTCCTAACAATCAAGTGAACAAGTTACGCACGAAATTCCAACTAACATTTTTACCTAACTAACATTGGAAAAAAGGGCACTCAAATGAGTGTCCTCTTTTCTTTTTCTACTTTTTTCTTTTTCTACCAAAATCTACCAAAATGTATCAGCAAGTGTCTGCAAGTACAAGCAGAAGTAGAGATTGGAAGTGCAGATATTAGCGTATTTATGCTGTTTGTAGGTGCTATCT